TTTTACCCCGTCTTCAAGCAAAGCACGGTGCCTCATTTTTCTAAGGGCTTTTCGTTGGATCTGCCAAGCCTGACCTCCTGTGACCCCAAGTTCTTTTCCAAGTTCATCTACAGTCACGCCCTTGGATAGCGCCTCTAACGCTACCCTCTGCCTGTTGCTCAAACCCGTAGACCACTTCTCAATCAACTGTCTCGAGATGACGTCCTGTTCTGCGCTACTGCAAAGCGACATGGCTTGAACTTGGGTAAGCTCAATTTCATATGTTGCCTTCTTCGCAACTACCTCCGACATCTCGGCAGGCCAAAGCTCTTCCGGTGTAGCCCCTAACGCACTGCACAAGTTTTCAGCCGCGGGAACCAGATCTCCATTCTCCAAAAAAGGTTTTTTCCTAAACCCCAGAAATTCAGAAACTACAGTAGGCTGGAGGCCTGTTTTTCTACACATGTCGGCAGAAGTTCCATATAGGTCACGGATCCTCCTCAAGATACGGTTGTTTCTTACCCGTATCTGGACGTTGTAATCGTTCATGCCACATCCTCCATCCAATGCGGCTCAGACGCCGACAATACCTTCGACACAGCCCAGCAATGCAGATCTTCATGCTCCATCAAACTGGCAATACCACTCTCCGCAGCCTCGCGGCTGTCAAAGAGTGCGTAATAATCATCTAGCATATTCAGACCATGGTTCACGGTCCACGAAACTATATACATCTGTCTCTCCTTAGTTGACGGGCCTTGTTGCCCACGTACAAGTTACATGCAGGCTGGGGGGTTGGCAAGGGGAAATGTGCATGCTATTTTTAAAAAAGACAACGCAGGAGAAAACAATGTCTATCACCGTACCCGACCACGACACACTTATTAAACACATACAGAACTATGTGATCGAAGCCGTTTCCAAAGAAGGATGGCCTATGCTCCGTGAACTCTGTGAGGTGTACGATGTGTCCCACCCAGTGCTACGTAAAATCTACTTCTGGGAACCCAAAGACCACACGTCCTTTAACTTCCAAAAACTGATCAATGCATACGATCTCGCATACGACTTGGTGCATGGAATGAAAGCAAAGAGCAACGCTTCTTGAAAATCGGACCTTGCACCTCGGACCTCGGATCTGTATAAAAGTTTGGCCGAAAGGTACTGCTCATCAACTGATTCGTGACAAAGCTTAGGTTTTGTACCGGCTCCGTGACATCGTTTGTCACGGGGCTTTTCTTTTGTTTTCAGTGTGTTGCAGGGCGAAAGTGCTGAGTTTCCATATAGACCACCTGCTGGGCTGTTGGCTCGAGCCGAGCTGGGTTTTTGATTTTGCTGTTCCAAATGTCACGGATGGTTTTTTGAAATTATTAACTAAGTATATCAACGTCTTACGAGTACCCATTCCGTGACAAGAATATGTCACGAGGGTGGTAAACGTGTCACGGATACAAGATGTACCTGAGTTGTCTGGCCGCACGCGCGCGACTTTTTCATTTTTCTTTGAGGTAAATACCCAGCAAAAAGTTCTATAGGGAAACTCGCTTGAAACGCCGGGCCTCCCTGTTGTAAGTTGTGGGCAATCAACATCTTGGAGGACAGGATGCCGAAGAGTAAGAGCGATCCAGAGTTTTGGGAAAAGACACCGGAGACATGGGCAGAGACAGAAGAATACCCTGATGGGGTGTACTTGAGGGTCGATGGCAAACCGGATCCACGCAAGGGCAGGCTTTCGAACAGACAAGAGACCTTCTGCAAGCTTATCGTTGAGGGTATTTACTCCAACGCAGAGTGCGCTAGGCGTGCCGGGTTTGCTGAAGGCACAGCCGTTGTTTATGCATCCAAGCTTCTGAACGGCACCGATTACCCGCATGTTTTGGAACGCATCCAAGAGCTGCGCGAGGAACGAGAACGCCGTTTCGGTGTGACCACAATTGGCCAGCTTGAACGCTTTGCTAAGCTTTCCCGTGGCGCAGAAGAGGCGGGGCAATACTCCGCTGCCATCAACGCTGAGAAAATACGCTCGGCGCTGGGCGGTCTTACGATTGACCGTCGCGAGACAATCAACACCCTTGACCAGATGTCGAGGGATGAGATCACCGCCCGCTTGGCAGCACTGCAGCAGAAGTACCCGCACGCATTCCAAGTTGAGGCCCAGTACAAGGACGTCACCCCAGATGAGTCAGGGTCCGGAAGCGAACTTTTGGAATACATTGAAAAGAAATCTACCAAAGCAGGTGCTGACGACGAGGATTGAGAACCGCCATGGCGGGGGCGTTCCCGATGTGCATGTATTGTGGGACGGAATGCCCTTCTGGGTTGAGCTCAAGGTATCGAAAACCAATAAGGTAAAATTATCGCCCCATCAGGTCGCGTGGCATACAGCTTATTGGGCGCGCGGAGGCCTCTCATTTTTCTTGGTAAAGAGCCTCTCTTCTAGCTACATTCATTTGATTCCGGGGTCAGAGGCGGTTGATTTGGTGCATAAACCGCTGTCCGAGGTGCAAGGATCGATGTTCGCGGGCCCTGCGCCTCTGGTTGATGCCCTGCGCGCTGTGATTTTTGATCATTATGTTGGAGTAGTGGGCCGCGGTCCGCGGTCCTAGGCCCTGCGCCCTGCGGGCCGATGCTCTGCGCCCTGCGCGCTGCGGCTTTTGGTAGGTGATTGCGCCAGCAATGGCGAAAGAAAAGGGGGCCGTGGCCCCCGGTCCTAGAATGTTTCCCCTGTTTCTTCGCCCCAATGCCTGCGATCGGCCAGGCGCTGGCCCCCTCTGTTATATTCTGCGCCGCAGCCACACTCGTTTGCCCAGCTGTTGCAGCAATAGACCTTTTCTCCGCAGTCACACTGGACCAATGGAAAGGTGATTGGGCCAACGGCCCAATCCTCTGTGATGTAATCAACAATTTTGCTCATGATTAGTGCTCCACGATTGCGATTGATTTTGCAGCGGTGCCGCCCTTGCAAAGCTTGCACGCGGTGCATTGCACGCGGCGCCCTGCCTCTTTTGATGCGGGGCAAAGGGCCTCGTGCGCGCTGTCGATCTCGTCAAGCCCGGTCACCACGCGGAATGTGCGGCGCCCGGCGCGCCAATGGGCCCAGGCCTGGGCGTAATTGTCTGCGGATTGCATGGCAATATCGGGGCGCCACCCGCTTTGGTGGCTGTACGCTGTCCAGGTGCTGGCCTCTGATAGCAGTTCATTCCAAACGTGCGAGGGCACGGCGCCGGGGTCACCGTATGTACCGACGCGCACGAAGCGGCCGCGGCCCATGTCGCGTGCGGATCCGGCCTGGTATACGCCGCGCTTGTATGCGCGCCATACAATCAAAACTCCTTGGCCTAAATTGACATAGCAGCGGCGCCCTTTGGCTTGCTTGCGTGCCGGATCTGTGGTGGGCGTGCCACGCATGACGCAGTCGCCACAGATGCTGTAATCTGCGCCGGTCTTGCTTGCTTCTAGCGGGTTGATATCGTCGCACAAGATATAGGTTTGCACGACGCGCCCGGTCTTGGTGTTGCGGTTAGAGTATGTGGCCACGACCACGATAGGCTCACCATCCAATAGGCTTGGCCCCTTGTAAATGATAGCGTGTTGCATAATAGTCTCCTGTTAAAGGGCGGAATTGCCCACGGTTATTGTGCCAGATCCACAATCAAAGCACAAGAGAAAAAACCCTGCGGGTCGATGCCCTGCGCCCTGCGCGCCGTGGTTTTTTCTGTTATGCCCTGCGCGCCGTGGTTTTTTCTGTTATGCCCTGCGCCCTGCGCCCTGCGCCCTGCGCGCTGGCTCTTATACTATGTATAAGAGGGCCGAGGTCCGAGGACAAAAGAGCCAGGGCCGAGGCCCTGGCGATGCTGTTAGCCCCAGTCTTTCCTGTCACCCATGGCCTCGGCCTCCTCATATCCTGCCTTGTAGGCCTGGATCTCGTCGGGTGTTAGCTCGGTCACCTCGGGGCTGGTGTAGGTGCCGGCCTCGAAGTAATGGGGCCGATAGGCGCGCCAATAGTAGTAATCAGCTGCGCCCCGATCGTATGGGCCGCCGTGGCGTGTATCGTATTTCATAGCGTATCCTTTCTGGTGAATAGCCCAGGCGCGTAGACCTCAATCTATCGAAGCGCCTGGGCGGGGTCAGTTAGATGCCGTGCCAGCTGCGAATGGGCGCGTCGTATCCCAGGTGGTCGGCCTCGATCAGCGGGGTTTCTTTGTGCTTGGCCTGGTAGGCCTCGAGGAAAACGCCCATGTCCAGGTCCTCCTCGAGGGCCAGGGTATTGCCCTGGCGATAGCTGAACCCGCTAAAATCGCAGGCGGATAGGCCCACCTGCTCGACCTGGTCGATCGTCACAAGCAGCCACCCATGGCCGGGATCGGTGATGTATGTAAGCTTCATGTTCTTGTCTCCTGGTTAACGTGCCTGGTGCACGGGATGGGGGCCTGTTGCCAGGCCCCGCACCGGTGCATCATGCGTCCGCCAGGTATTCCTCGGGCGTGGGCACCGATACGCCACTGGCGTAGTGGTCCAGCCACTCGGGTTCGGCTGCGACCAAGCGCCCGTAGTTGCGCACTTCGCTGGCGTAGGTATCGCCCATCTCATAAGATCCGAAGGTGGCGCTGCTTTTGGCTGCGACCATCCAGCGGGCATACATATCGCCCGCCTCGTTCTTGGGCTGCTTGTAAGTCTTGAGCACCTGCCACACCATATCGCCAGCGCGATAGATTGCGTAGGGGTTGCCGGTCTTGCGTGATTTCGCGAAAGGGTTTGCCATTGTATTTCCTCCTAAAATGGCTGGTTGCCATGGGGCGATTATAGCATGGCCACAACCGCCCCACAAGTATTTATGCGTCCTCTGTCTCGGTCAGCTTGGCCGCTAAGTTCCATGCCATGCCGGCCGCGGTCCACAGGTGTATCCGGTCCTCTTTCGGGTGGGCCATGATCCAGTCCTCAATTACTTTCCAGTCTTGCGGTGTGTTGAATAGGCCCATTGGTTTGATCTGCATTGTCTTATTCCTCTTTGGTTGTTGGTGGCCGGGGTTGCCCCCGGCCGGTTTGCTTAGTCCACCCAAGTGAACCGCTTTTTGAAGTGGCCCTTGACGATGTGTTCCTCGGTCCAGACCTCTTTGTGGTAGGCCATCCCATCCTCAATCGCCATCTCGCGGTAAGCTTTGATCATGCTATCAACCGACCGCTTCAATCGGCCGAGGGCCTCGAGTTCCGCCTTGGCCACCTCGATCTGTGAGCCGTGCTGGATCTCGGTCTCGGTCTCGGCTGCGACGAACGCGTTCAATAGTTGGGTTAGTTGTTGTGCCATGTTGGCTTTCCTTTTGTTAAGAGGGCCGCGACCATCGCCGCCCTACTCTTACAGAGTAGGGGCAAACTCATGTCAGATGCAAGCGGTATGTGACCAGACCACAAGGGGCAAAGGGATAGATCAGACCTATACTAAGGGGTAGGTCCCGGGGTTACTCCAGCCAAACCATCTGCGCGCGGCGCGCGGACCTCGACCCCCATCCCCCCTTTTTGCGCCCCCGCCTCCGTGCGCGCCGGCCTTTATTAT